AGCAGGAGCAGCTCTGCATACTCTCTCAGTTTCCGTATACTTTCGGCATTCAAGCCCTCCATCAGGCGGTCAACGTCTGACTGGGGGGCGTTTTCTTTTTGCTCAGGGGCAGCCGGGGCTGGTACAGGGGAAGGATCATCGGTTTCACCGTTGAGGTATGCTGCGCTGGTGTTCAACTCTGCAGCCCACACCTCAAGGATTTCTGGCTTCACCTTTTTGGTGCGCTTTAGGTTGCTACCGGCTTTGGACGGCAGGCCAACAAGGTCATAGAGGTGTGACTGCATCTTTCCCTGTTGCTTGCACAGGTGCACAAAGCGTTCAAATTGAAAAGTGTCCGGTTCAATTGGAGCACTATTGTCAGGAGAATGGGTTTCAGAAGTCGCTGCAGTTCCAATACCGGTCTTTAGATATTCAGTGCTAACATCAAAATACGTTGAAATTTTGGAAAGAGATGCCTTTGAGGGAATGGAACCATGTGACCATTGTGTTGTAGTGGCGTTTGAAAAGCCCATTTCACGAGCAGCAGCGGCAGGAGATACACCTTTTTGGCGGCAGAGTTCTAAAAATCGGTCGTAAAACATAGCAGCCCTCCGAAGAAAATTAGAAAAATTAGAAAAAACCATTTACATCTAAATCTAATAGTAGTATAATGATACACAGAGAACAGTATATCATACATAAATAATACTACTATATCAGTAAAAAATCAACAAGCGAGGTACAAAACGATGAAAGACTTCAACCTGAAAATCTCCGAGATCAAGAAGGCAGAGCGGTTCGCAGCAAAGGAATCTGGCAAGACCTGCTTCCTTGCAGCTATGAGCTATTCCGGCGCTGATGTGTTCGGTTGGCAGGATGTGCTCTGCGAGATGGACAGCGCCGAGAGCGGCGAGTATGTCAGCACCGTTCATCTTTGCGTTTACATGAACGACCGCCGCCGGTCTTATGTGGCCCGCGTAATGCCCACTGTTTGATGATGAAAGGATGGCTGAACATGAACGCACTTTCTATCAACATCCCCGCCAACTTTGTTGCAGACTGCAATAACACCTTAGCGCGGTACTACGCCGCCCAGACCGATACCGAGCGCCGGGCGGTTCTTGACCGTCAGACTGTTGACGGCCTGTGGTGGGCAATCAAGTTCGTCAGCAAGCTCTGCACCCCCTGCATGAGCGACAGGGAGCTGAAGCACGCAATCCGTCTCACTCACTTCCGTGGCTCTGTATGCCCGGAGTTTAAGGCTTGAAAGGGAAATCTATTGACCCGCCTGATGATGGCTGCCCGGCAGCAGCCGAAACCATTCCGGTGACTTCACCGAGATGGTCGCGGGAACCACCGCACAACACAATATTTTTTTGGAGGTACGAAATATGTCTGCAAACGTTGAAACGATGTTCTATGTCCGCGAGAAGCCTTGGCACGGTCTGGGAACGATGGTGCAGGAAGCGCCCACCAGCGCTGATGCCCTGCGTCTGGCAGGTCTGGACTGGACGGTTGAGGCCCGCGATATGTGGCTGAATGGCGGTTATGAGCCGATCCCCGGCTACAAGGCGAATGTCCGCAGCTCTGACAACAAGGTGCTGGGCGTTGTCAGCGACAAGTACCGCATTGTGCAGAACGCGGATGCATTTGCCTTCACGGATGCCCTGATTGGTGGTGATGTCCACTACGAGACGGCTGGCAGCCTGCTGGACGGCAAGAAGATCTGGCTGCTGGCAAAGCTGCCCGATTCCGAAATCTGCGGAGATAAGACAGAGCCGTATGTCTGCTTCTCTAACACCCATGACGGTTCCGGCGCTGTCCGCGTCTGCATGACCCCTGTTCGGGTGGTCTGCAATAATACCTTGAACCTCGCCCTGAACACGGCACAGCGGGCGTGGAGCGTGCGCCATGTGGGCGATATCAGCACCAAGCTGGTGGAAGCGCAGCAGTGCCTTGAGATGGCCGGAAAGTACATGGACGCTCTGGCTGACCGGGCAGATCAGATGGCAAACACCACCGTATCTGACGAGCGCCTGCGGAAGATCCTTGACGAGCTGTTCCCTGAAGCGGATGACATGAGCAACATCCAGAAGCGTCATGTGCAGGAGATGAAGGACGGCTACATGGTCTGTGTGATGGCCCCCGACCTTGCAAAGTTCCGCAATACTGCATGGGGCGCGGTGAACGCCATGAGCGATTTTGTTACCCACAGCGCTCCTCACCGTAACACGAAGAACTATCAGGCCAACAACTGGAACAACGTCATGGGCGGTCATTGGCTGATCGATGCCATGACCAAGGCCGTTTCCCGGTAAATCAAAAGGCTGTGCTATCTGGCCTTACGGGCGCTTTTATGAACACACAAAAGTATTACGCATGGTATACCGTTTGGGACAGAAAAACGGGGCGGCTGCTATGCAGTGGTCGCCCGGCAGACTGTGCAAAAGCCCTCGGCTTTGCAAGCAAAAAATCATTCTGGGCCAGCATCAGGCACAGCCAAAAGCGCGGGCACCAGCGGAAATACGAAGTCCTGCGCGAGGAAATCAGAAAATCGGAGGTTGATTGAAAATGACCAGACGTGATGAAATTGACGCAGAAATCAGGAATCAGGCAGTTCGCCTGTATCCGCGCTGCACCGCCCTGTTTGAGCTGCCGACAATGGTTTACTGGCAGATCATGCAGGACAACACCCTTCGGCACAAGCCGTACAGGGTCAGTGAGGAACACTGCAAGAAGATCATTCTTGCAATGCCGGAGTTTGATTAAGGAGGGAAAACGATGGGAGATTTTATAAAAGGAATCCCGGTTGACCAGCTTGCTATTGTGGCCGGTCAACCGGGACTTATTGAAACGCTGAAGTTGATTACCGTATTTTGGGCCGCCGTTTTTATGGCAAACCACTTCGTCAGAAAATACACACCGGAGATTATGAGCTGGTATCCGCTTTATTCGACTGCTGTTGGGATTGTTTTGACTGTTGCTCTCTTATATCTCGCATCATGACGACGATATCATCAAGCAAATTAGCCCGTTGAGCGAAGCAGCAATCATTTGGATAGGCGTTTTCAATCAGCTTTTCAAAGAGAAGCATTTTTTCACGGATGTCTGTTGGCACATAGTACATTGCAAGCCTCGAATGCTCGCCAAAATCTCGTAATGTTTCAGGCGTTTTGTACTGTAATACAGCACCGGCAGAGCGAAGGTATCCATCATAGATCTCACGTTCACGCTTTTTGAGTTCTTCGCGCTCTTGATGCTTGTACTCTAACCGTTTCATTTCACGTTGATGCCAATTATTGCAGAGAGCTGTCAATATAGGGGAAATCAACGCGCAAAAAGCGACAATGAATGTGAGGAAAGCTGTCCATTCCGAAATAGAAGTTACAGGGTTCAAATTTTGCTCCATGTTTTTTACCTCCGTTCTTATTTGATTTTAACTCTTATTTGCAGTTTTTTCAAGGAAACGAGAAAATCCTATCACCGCATCTTCTACGAAAGAATGACCATCAGGCACCGGCTGAAAGGCTGGTGCTTTTTTACATCCGATGCGGTAATAATAATTAGAAATTTTAGAAAAACTATTTACATCTAAATCTAATAGTAGTATAATAGTTCACGTAGAGAGCACTACCAAACAAACAGGAGGAATAGAAAAATGAAGAAGTCCTACATCGTCGCAATCGACTACCGCGCAACCTACAAGCCCATGACCACCGATTACAAGGTTCTGGAAGCTGACAACCTGCTGGACGCAATGAGCGAGGCGGAGAGCTATCTTGACACCGAGAAGGTTTACCTGCTGATCATCATGCAGGCAGACAAGGCAGGCCACAAGGTCAAGGGGATGCCCGGAATCAGGGAGAACACCTACATCGAGCAGATCACCAATCGCGGCAATGGCTGGCACCGCACCGATGCCGCCCACAGCGAAACAGCTTGGAGCCATACCATGTGGGTGGACGAAAGCAAGAACGCCCAGCACATCGACAGCAACGAAGTTGCTTGAAGCCCACCTGATGATGACCCTGCGGCAAGGGTCGAAACCACCCGGCAGCCAGCCGGGCAAGGTCGTGGGAGCCACCCACAGAAAGGAGATTCGATACTGTGTCGAAGTATTACACCACCAAAGAAACCGCCAAAGCGCTGGGCGTTTGCTATTCGCGGGTCTTACAGCTTCGGAAGCAGGGTCTGCTGGATGCCTACTCTCACGGCGAGAAGGGCAGCAAGAGCAAGTTTTACTTCCGCGTTGAGGACGTTGAGCGCTACAAGCAGAGCCGGGACAACCCGGAGCAGCCGCCTTTGAGAAAGGTCAGCACAAGGGAGACCGCCTGATGAACGGGCGCAACAAGTACTGGCGGGAAGCCCGCTGGGACAAGAACCAGCCTGCACGGCTGGCACACATCAAAGAAAAGAGGTCGAAAAGGCATGATGAAGGTCGTACAGGGCACCTTCCGGCAGATTCCGTACTGGAAGCTGCGGGGGCGGTTCCACAGCTGCGGCTACCGCGATCAGGAAGTCGCTGAACATAGCGGCATTGGCCGGTACACTATGAGCGCCCGGATGAACGGGCACCAGCCGTGGACAAGTAAAGAGATCGTAGCAATTTGTGAACTGTTGGACATCCGGCAGGACGAAATCGGGGAGCTGTTCTTCCCTACTGTTGAGAAAGGAGAATCCGCATGAGAATCAAATCTGGCGTTTGGTATTGGCTGGCAATGGGGAGCTTTGCGACTGGTCTGCTGTACGGCCTGGGGCTGGAGGGCAGCTTTCAGACCCTTGGCACCGTCTCGGACGGTGCGTTCGTCACGGCTATGGTGCTGATCCTGCTGGCAATCTTCTTCATGCTGCAGGGCTTTGCAGCCGAAGCGCGTGAGAAGCGGCCCCGCAAGATTCACCATCAGCCCCAGAACACCGTGAAGAGCGGTAGAAAGGCGGGCTGAGCATGGCAGTCAACAACAATATGATCTACACCCGCGTCTGTGTTGACTGCGGGAAGGTGATGCGCAATGTGGGCCGCCGCGCGGAGCGGTGCCCGGAGTGCCGCGCTGTACATATCAGGGTGAAAGCTCTCGAAGCGAGCTACCGGGAGCGCACAGAGCAACTTATCCGCCAGCAGGAAGAGCGGGCAGAGGCAATCCATCAGGGCCTTGTGGATGACAACGAGCGTTTCACGGCAAGCGCCGGAACCTACGGCAAAGGCCGCATCAAAGAGATTATGGCCGCACAAAAGAAAAAGCAGCCCGCTGGTGTTGGCGCACCGGCAGGCTGCAAGGGTTGATGGATTTTACAGGTCACATCAATCCGAAGATAACACATTTTCGGAGGTTTTACAAGATGGAAAAAAATTATGTTGAGATTCAGGGCCGCTTTTCGAGCGACGGCAAGTTTGTGGGCGGGAACTATGTCCCGGAAGTCATCGACAAGCTGATGAACGATGTCTATTCTACCCTCGGTCAAGCAGGAAGCCTGTACCGCCTGCGCGTCACGGTCGAGGTCGAAGATCTGGGTGCCGAGGTCAAGTTCGGAAAGCCAGCAAGCGAAACGCAGCACTCCCCTGCTCAGCAGCGTTTGACCGCTGGAAAGCTGATTCCCGCACCGGACATCTCCCCTGCCGCCATTGACCCGGCATCGGAGGTGGCAGTATGAATCCGATGTACGACCTTTCCCTTGACGGCTACGGCCCGGCACTTGAGCCGCCGGACGATTACTATTTCCTGCCGCGAGGGGCAGAACAGACCGAAGATCAGGAGGATGAAGAGTAATGGAAAGCACAAGCATTTACGCCGCTCTGGCCGCTGTGCAGAGCGAGCTCAAGGCCCCTAAAGGGCAGATGAACACCTTCGGCGGGTACAGGTATCGTTCCTGTGAGGACATTTTGGAAGCAGTGAAGCCTATTCTCAAGGCTCATGACCTGCTGCTTACGCTCTCCGATGAACCGAAGGTTCTTGAGGGGTGGCACTACATCGAAGCCACTGCAAAATTGGAATCTCTGGATGGTGGCTGCATTTCCGTGAAGGCATACGCAAGAGAGCCGGAGCAAAAAACCAAGATGGACGCTGCACAGGTGACGGGAACATCCAGCAGCTACGCCCGCAAGTATGCCCTGAACGGCCTGTTCTGCATCGACGATACCAAGGATGCCGACACGGACGAGTATCATGCGGCAGAAGGTCGAAACCCCGCAGGTGTGAACAAGCCGCAGAAGCAGCCTGCTCCGAAGCGTGAAGCTCCTGCTCCGAAGCGTAATGCTCCTGCCCCGAAATCGCAGCCTGTACAGGAACAGCCCTTTATCTGCGCCTGCTGCGGCAAACCACTTCAGCCGGTGTCTTATAAGAACCGCACCGTTGAACCGGCAGAGACCGCCGCAAGCACCAAGAAGAAGTTTGGGCGCGTCCTGTGCTGGACGTGTGCCCAGAAACAGCCGAAGGAGGGCTGATCTATGCTGAACATGATCGCAGCTATTGGACGTCTGACCCATACCCCGGAACTCCGCACCACCACAAGCGGCAAGGAGATCTGCTCTTTTGATGTCGCCTGCGAACGCAGCTATTCTGCAAATGGCCAGCGCGAGACGGATTTCTTGCCCTGCGTTGCATGGGGCAAGACGGCGCAGTTCATCTCCCAGTATTTCGACAAGGGCAGCATGATCGCCGTCAATGGCAGCTTGCAGACCCGGAAATATCAGGACAAGCAGGGCAACAACCGCACTGCCTATGAGATTCAGGTGCGTGAGGTCAGCTTTTGCGGCTCGAAAGCCCCTGACAGCACGTCTACGCGGGGTTTTGATGAACAGACGGAAAGTTATGTCAGCGAAGCTATAAACGCTCAGAGCGCCCAGCAGACGGCTGAGACCGGCACGGACGATTTTGCCGTTATCAACGACGATGAAGATTTGCCGTTCTGAGCGGCAGAAATGAGGGAGAGAAAAATGCCAGCAAAAAGAAATATTATGCCGGAAGAGGTGCGAAATGCAAAGCTTCTTCTCAGCAAGGGCCTGTCCGATGCAGAAGTCGCATCCATTATCGGTCGTTCCGTGTCGGCAGTTGTCAATATCCGCAACGGTGCATACAACTTCATGCTTGAGGATGTACCGAATGATACCCCGGATGATAGCCGGGTTTACATCCTGCTGAAATCTATCGACAGCCGCCTGTACCAGCAGAACGAGGACATGAAGAAGGCCATTGACCAGCTGGTGGGCCTGAACAGTGCCCTTGTTGAGCTTCAGAACGAGATCAAGGTGTGCAGTTCCTGCATGACGGCAATGCTGGATGCCCTGAACGACCTCAAGAGCTATAACAGCCCGCAGGCTGAACCGGAAGCCACCCCTACGAAGTATCTGGGCAAGGATTTTGCTAACTGGGGAGAGGTTATTCGCCGTGTTGAGGTCTACGGTGACAAGTTCATTGCGGACAACCTGCGCGGAACAAAGGCCAGTCTGGACGGCGTTACGCTGTATCTGGCCTGCACCCCCAGCACGAAGAAGTTCCTCAAAAGCAGCGCTGTTGCAATCCCCCGCATCAAACAGCAGTGCCGGAACGTTATCGGCTACGGCGTAGAGGTTAAGATCATCGACCTGTAAAAACCAAAGAAAACCAAATGGTTTTTACGAAAAGCGTTTGGTTTTCAAAAACGGGAAGGAGGTGGTTAGTTGTGGACGATATCGAAATGGCTCGCCCAAAAGGCTTGTTGATACCCTTTGACAAGTTCGTAATCTTGGACATCCTGCCACCTGAGCAATACAAAAACGTGCTCACAAAAATGCGGCAGTATGTGGAGCACGGCAAAGAGCCGGAAGGGCTTGAGCCTATCGAACAGGTGGCCTTTGAATCCCTGCGCTCATTTATGGACGAAAACATAAAGACGTATCAACGTTCTATTCTTGCGCACCGAGAAGCAGGTCGAAAGGGCGGCAGACCAAAGAAAACCGACGAAAACCAAAAGGTTTTTGACGATAACCAAACGGAACCAATTGGTTTTTTTGAGAAACCAAACGAAACCAAAAGGCCCCTAAAGTACAAAGTACAAAGTACAACAGATACTAAAGTATCTGATAGTAGTAGCGCTGAAGCGCTGCCCCCTACCCCCAAAAGCAGGTTTTCACCGCCGGATGTTGAAACGGTGAAAAGTTACTTTGCGGAGAAAGGTGGCACAGAAGCGCAGGCTATTCGGTTCCATGCCTATTACGAGTCCAACGGCTGGAAGGTGGGCCGGAATCCCATGAAGAACTGGAAGGCTGCAGCATCCGGGTGGATATCCCGTGATAGGGATGAAGCAAAAAAGGCGAATGCCCCGCGCAACCGGGCGTTCATTGCAAGCCGCCCGGCAGAGGAAGCCGAAAATGCAAAGAATTTTCTGGCAGACGCAGCCCGGCGAAGGCCATTAAAAAAGCAATAGCCGGTACACACGCGCTCAGACCGGCATACGCGGCCCTCTGAGCATGGTTTTAGGGTAAACCGGCAAAGTTATACCACAAAACGCAAAACGCCGTTCAGGGCCGTTTCTCGTGCTCTGAACGAATTGAGGTAAAAAGCACTATGAACCTGTATGAGATCAACTCGCAGATTTTGGACTGCATCGATCAGGAGACCGGCGAGGTTATGGACATCGACCGGCTGGAAGAGCTGAACATGGCAAAGGCCGAGAAGGTGGACAACATTGCCTGCTGGGTAAAGAACCTTGAAGCCGATGTTGCGGCCTTTGAAGCGCAGGAAAAGGCTTTTGCTGACCGCAGGGCAGCCGCAAAGCGCAAGATCGACAGTCTCAAGCACTATCTGACCGATGCTCTGGGTGGGCAGAACTTCAGCAGTGACCGGTGCGCGGTGAGCTTTCGCCGCAGTAAGGCCGTCTGCGTGCTGGATGAAGCTGCCGTCCCTGCCGAGTACATGACCGAGATGACCACCCGCACACCCAACAAGACGGCCATTGCGGCCCTGCTCAAGACCGGCACGGAAGTGCCCGGCTGTGAGCTGGTGGAACGTGTAAACCCGTCTGTGAAGTGAGAGAGGGAGAACGATGGGAGATGAACACGCAAAATGACATACAAGGAGTTTTTGGAGCGTAAAATCGACATTGCGCCCCTGTCCGGTATCGAGATTGACCCCTCCGAGGTCAGCCCGGCGCTGATAGATCACCAGCGCGTGAGCGTCCTGTGGGCGCTGCGCGGGGGCCGCCGTGGCATTTTCGCCCGCTTCGGTTTGGGAAAGACCATCATGCAGCTCGAATGGTGCAGACTGCTACAGAAGCACGAGGGCGGACAGACGCTCGTTGTGATGCCGCTGAACGTCCTGCCGGAGTTCAAGGCCGACGCTGTGAACCTGCTTGGCATTGACGAGCCGCCCTATTGCCGCACGATGGCCGAAGTGGAGGCCAGCACAGCCCCCATCGTCCTGACCAACTACGAGCGCGTCAGAGACGGCGACATTGACCCGCATCATTTCACAGCGGTCAGTTTGGACGAGGCCGCCACACTGCGCAGCTTCGGCAGCAAGACCTATCAGAGCTTCATGCAGAAGTTCAAGGGCATCAAGTATAAGCTGACCAACACCGCGACACCCAGCCCGAACCGCTACAAAGAGCTGATTCACTATGCCGGGTTTCTCGAAATTATGGACACCGGCCAGAGCTTGACCCGCTTTTTCAAGAGGGACAGCACCAAAGCGAACAACCTGACCCTTTATCCGGGTCGTGAGCGGGAGTTCTGGATTTGGTGCGCCAGCTGGGGGCTTTTCCTTCAGAAGCCGTCCGATCTCGGATTCTCGGATGATGGTTACGCCCTGCCGCCGCTGGACATCCGGTATCACAAGCTGAACAGCCTTGACCGGCCCGCTGAATTTGAAGCCAACGGCCAGATGAAGCTCGGCCATGATGCCGCGATGGGCTTGCAGGATGCGGCCAAAGAGAAGCGGGACAGCATCGACATCCGCGCCGCTGAGGTGGCCCGCATCATCGCGGAGGCCCCGGTGGATGAACACTTCGTTGTCTGGCATGACTTGGAGGACGAGCGCAAGGCCCTGAAAAAAGCCGTCCCGGAGATGGTGGACATCTACGGCAGCATGGATCTCGAAACCCGCGAGCAGCGCGTCATGGACTTCGCACAGGGCCGCACCCGCATCTTCGGAACCAAGAAAAGCCTGTCCGGTTCCGGCTGCAATTTCCAGCGCCATTGCCACCGCGCCATTTTCATGGGCATTGACTATGAGTTCAACGACTTCATTCAAGCCATTCACCGCATTTACCGCTTCCTCCAGAAGTCACCGTGCGTGATTGACATCCTGTACATGGACACCGAAACGGAGGTGCTGCTGGCCCTCCAGCGGAAGTGGAAGCAGTACGATGAACTCAGCGAGCAGATGGAAGAAATTATCAAAGAATATGGCCTCGGCAGCCTTGCGCTTGAGACCCTGAAGAGAACGATAGGATGTGAGAGAGTGGAAGTCAAGGGAAACAATTACACGGCCATCAACAACGACTGTGTGGAAGAAGTCCGGAACTGGCCAACGGACAGCATTGACCTGTATGTGACTAGTATCCCGTTCGGCAACCATTACGAATATTCGCCCTCGTACAATGACTTCGGCCATAACCCGGATGATGCAGAGTTCTTCCGTCAGATGGACTATCTGACCCCGGAACTGCTGCGCACCCTGAAGCCGGGTCGCGTGGCTGCAATCCATGTGAAAGATCGCGTGGAGTTCGCCAACGTCACCGGCCTTGCAGCGCCGACCATTGAGCCGTTTCACGCGGACTGTATCGCTCATTTCCGGAAGCATGGGTTCGCCTATTTCGGAATGATTACGGTTGTCACGGACGTTGTCCGGGAGAATAACCAGACCTACCGTCTGGGATGGACAGAGCAGTGCAAGGACGGCACGAAGATGGGTGTTGGCTGCCCAGAATACATCCTGCTGTTCCGCAAGCTGCCCACCGATTGCAGCCGTGGATATGCCGATACGCCGGTGAAGAAGTCCAAAGAGGAATACACCCGCGCCCAGTGGCAAATTGACGCTCACGCATTCTGGCGCAGCAGCGGCGACCGGCCTTTCACCCGCGAGGAACTGGAAAAAATCCCGACCTCCAAGCTGCAAAACGTATACCGCAAGTTCAGCCGGAACAGTGTCTACGACTACGGCGAGCACGTCAAACTCGCAGAAAGCCTCGACAAAGACGGACGGCTGCCGAGCACCTTCATGGTCGTTGCGCCCGGCTCATGGGATATGACGGTCTGGGACGACATTGTGCGGATGAAAACGCTCAACACCTCCCAGAGCCAGCGGCGGCAGAACCTCCACGTCTGCCCGCTTCAGATTGACATCGTGCAGCGCCTGATTGAGCGGTACAGCAATGAGGGCGAACTTGTTGCTGACCCCTTTGCAGGGCTTTTCACGGTGCCGTATGAAGCGGTGAAGATGAACCGCAAGGGCAAGGGCGTGGAGCTGAACCCGGATTATTTTCGTGACGGCGTGGGCTATCTGGAATCTGCGGATGCAGAAAAGGATGCACCCACTCTGTTTGACCTGTTGGAGAATGGAGCTTGAACATGAGCAATGACAACATGAGCCGGAACGCCGAGCATTATGTAGATCCGACCCCCTGCGCAGCCATGCGCAACATCTGCCGGGACGGGTACCAGAAGGAAGCCGCCCGGCTTGACAGAATCGGAGACATCGTTCCCCTGCTGCGCCAGATGGCCGGTATCGCAGGGTTCGAAATCATAGGCCGCATCCCGCTGAGGGACAAGGCAACTGGAAAGGAGTATCGGTAAAATGACGCAGAGAGAGATTCAGGAAAACCTCATTCGCACCGTTCGCGATATGCTGCTCACCTCCTGCGAGAAGATGGGCGCTCAGAGCATCGAACATTGCTGGACGCGGCACGATGGCACGGAGGTAAAGCTGATCCTTGCCATTCACCCGGCTGGTGAGAAGGAAGAAAAGCCGGAGGATGAGCTGTACACCTATGCGAGAGCTGCTGTCCAGAAATTTGGCATGAACAAGCAGGTCGATATGGCTATCGAGGAAATGTCCGAGCTTACCAAAGCACTGCTCAAGTACCGCCGGGCATCGGATTGCGCGACTACTGTAAAGAGCGGCGACAACATCCGTGAAGAGATGGAAGATGTCAGAATCATGCTGGCCCAGCTCGACTGCATCTATGGCCGTAGTCCTCAGTGGGCCGAAAAGAAGCTGGCCCACCTCAAGGAGCTGGTCAAGGGCGAGGAAGGTGATGGAGATGTCTGAGCATTTCAAAATTGATTGTAACCTCGTGGATGACCGACGTGCTATTGCCGCTATTCTGGCTTATAACGGATATGTTGTCCGCATGGGAAAAGAGAAACGGGGCGGTAAGTCTGCCCAGATCTATTTTGTGGAGTATTGGAGGGGCGACGATGAGCGAGAAAATGAGCACTGAACGCGCGGCAGAGATCCTCAACCCGGCGCACCGCGAGAGTTACGAGAGTATGGAGCCAGTGAACGAGGCTTGCAGGATGGGCCGGGCTGCTCTCCTGCTGAAGATTCCTCGCAGCCCCTTCCCGGACGGCGACAAGAGTATTCTGGCTTGCCCCAACTGCGGCAGCGGTGAATACCTGCACAACATCGACACGGCCCGGAACGTGTTCTGCGGCCAGTGTGGACAGGCTATCAAGTGGGAGGACGACGATGAATAGACCCAGAACGGCGGCCAGCATTCGCCGCAGCTATACCGGTGCAAGAAGCCGCGCAGAGGGCGCTGGCTTTGAAAGCATCATTGACAATGCCTGCGCCTATTACAGATCCATCGGCCTTGCAGACATCGAAAAGACCCCGGAACCGATGCGTCCGATCGGAAGCCCAGACCGTGCTGGCAGGTTCCTTGCCTGCTACACGAAACAGGCCCAGCCTGACTACAAGGGCATTCTCAAAGGCGGAAGAGCCATCAATTTTGAAGCCAAGCACACTGACAGTGACCGGCTGACCTTTGATCGTGTGTTGGCCGCACAAGCGCTTCGTTTGAGCCGCACAGAAGCCCTCGGAGGTGTCGCCTTTGTACTATGCTCATTTAGCGGCAGGGCTTTCTACCGCGTTCCGTGGGCCGTTTGGCGCGACATGAAGAGCCTGTTTGGCCGAAAGTACATCACCCCTGCGGATTTGGCAGAGTACCGCGTCCCGTTCGCAGCGCCCGGAGTGTTGCTATTTTGGGAGGGAGTAAAGGAGAAAAAAGATGATCTTCACATGTGCACCTGAAAATGAAAAGCGAGACGGTGTAGACTACCGCGATGTCAAGGCATGGTTTCAGCAGTGCAGGGACTACAAGATAGACGTGGATAGGCAACTTGAACGTATTCACAGGATCTATGGCAGCGCTACCAAGATTACGCAGAACCTTTCCGGTATGCCTACTGCCACAGGAAACGGTGACAAAATCGGTAATTCTGCTGTGGATATCATTGAGGAACAGACGCGGTATCGAGAGATGGTGAAGCGGCTCTTAGCGTTGCAGAACGAGGCAACAAAGCGAGCATACTGCCTTGTCGTTGCTACAGAGTGCGCAAATGCAATCGTGGATTTTTACGTTAATGGAAAAACGCAGGATCAGATTGCCGATGAAACCGGGGTTTCCGGTGTTGATATTGTCCGGAAGCGTATTAACCGGGGTTGCAAAGCTCTTGCAGAGATCTGGCCAGACTTCAGCACTGTATGAATTGTACAAATTGCATAGAAAAGCACCGTTTATTTTGTGATGTCCCGGCACTCCCGAAACGGGGTGCAGTAAGGTAAAATCAGTACAAGCGGAACCGCGCACAGCGGAGCGCCGCTTCTACGCAGTCTCCGAAACGAACCTCAATGATAATTTCCTCCTTTTGGCTTTGCATGCATTTTTCTCTCTTCACGTTTCGCGGGCTGCTACTATGCGATACACTGAAACAAAGGCAGCCTGCCGCTCATGAGAGACAGGAGGCGGTTCGATTCCGCCGTATCGCACCGTATGGCGCATGGACTAGACAACCCGCAAGGCCGCACGTGCAACCTCCCGTGCCAAGAAAAGACCTTAGAATCCTTGCCAAGGTGTAGCTTTCCTGACAGGATGTGCGCCAACCAACAGCCCCGGCGGAGAACCGGAGCTGTTTTTATATGGCCGCCTGAGCGCAGTTTGGAGCGCGGCGCGTGTGTGTAGACACGGCTGGTTCGATTCCAAGGGCGGCTTTTATACTCCGGTAGCTCAAGTGGTAGAGCAGCGGTCTCCAAAACCGCATGTTGCAGGTTCGATCCCTGCCGGGAGTGCTTGCGTGCCCTATGAGGGGGCCGCGCAATAGCGGGGCATCCGGCCGCGAAAGTTCCGGATGCAGCAGCGCCCACCGTTTGACGCATGTCCAACGAACTGAATGCACGGGTGCTGCTTATATGCCGCTATAGCTCAATTGGCAGAGCGCCGCCCATTTAAGGCGGGACAACGTTGGTGACACCACGGGAACATCACTGCACAGCCAACCACTGCGCACATCCATTCCGTGGGTGCTGGTTCAAATCCAGCTGGCGGCACATTCGATATTTTGACCGTTCGGATTTTCCGGGCGGTTTTTCTTTTGCATGGGAGGAGAATAACATGATTCAGAAAGAACTGCTGAAATTACAGGTCGAAGATCTTGTTCCGTATGAGAACAACCCGCGCGTGATCTCCCCGGAAGCTGTGAACGCCTGCGCGGAAAGTATGCGGCAGTGTACCGCGCTTGACCCCATTGAGGTGGACGAGAACAACGTCATTCTCAGCGGACACACCCGCCGTCTTGCTCTGATGCAGCTCCATGTGGACATGGCCGACGTGGTGCGATACACCGGCCTGACGGAAGAGCAGAAACAGAAATACCGCCTGCTGGCGAACAAGACCGGCGAAATGACCGGCTGGGATTTCTCAAAGCTGGAACGGGAGCTGCTTGAAGTCGATTTTGGCGACTTCGACTTTGATTTTGACATTCCGCAGGACGATGATGCCGGCGTATCCTACATTGACAGCCTTATGGAGGACGGTTTCACAAAGGCTTCGGAAAAGAAAGAATTTTCCGTGACCTTCACGTTCCCCGTTGAGTGCGAGGAAGAAATCAAGGGATACATCAGCGAGAACACGAAGGAGCCGCTTGAAAAAGCCATCTTGAACTGTATTCGCGGCGTTATGGAGGATAAAGATGCCTAACTGCGGGTCGCAATGCTGGTTGTGCGATATGCCTATCCGTTTCGACACCTACAAGGGGTGTACGCACGGCTGCAAATACTGCTTTGTGCAGCGGAACGGAAAGTATGACATCAGCAAGGTGCAGAAAGGTGAAGGCGTGAAAGCCCTTCTGAGTTGGATTCAGGGAAAGCGCACATCAGAAACAAACTGGTGTGATTGGAATATTCCTCTTCACTGGGGGGGCGTGAGCGACCCTTTCCAGCCTTGTGAGCGCTATTACCGCATGAGCTACAACGCTCTGCGCGTCTTTGCTGAAACCAAATACCCCTTTGTTGTTTCGACAAAGGGAAGGATCATCGCAGAGCCTGAATATCTCGAACTGCTGAAGAAGTGCAACTGCGTTGTGCAGATCAGCATGGTGTGCAGCAGTTATGACAAGCTCGAAGAAGGCGCACCATCGTTTGAAGAACGTCTGGAAATTGCGAGAAAGGTTGCTCCGAATGTGAAGCGCCTGATCGTCAGGATTCAGCCGTACATGCATGAGGTATACGGAGAAGTTTACGAAAACCTTGAAAAGTTCAAGGCTGCTGGTGCCTACGGCGTTATTGTCGAGGGCATGAAGTTTGCAAGCAAAAGACCGGGCCTTGTGAAGGTTGCAGGCGATTATACCTATCCGAAAGCCCTGATCGAGAGCGATATTCTTAAGCTGAAGCAGAGGGCGCATGAACTTGGCCTTGCTCTTTACAGCGGAGAAAACCGAACAAGAGAACTGGGAGACAGCCTTTGTTGTTGCGGTGTCTCTGACCTTCCCGGATTCAAGGTGAATGAGTATAACCTGAACCACCTGCTTCATGGTGGGAAGCCCGCAAAGACCCCTCAGATGCAGAAAACCGGGACAGCGATGTGCTTTCAGTCGCTGTACCAGAACACAGCCAATTCCAGAAGGCTCAGAGGGGAAAGCTTTGAAAGCGAAATGCTCAACGTCTACAAAACGAAGCGTGACTATGTGAACGAGACCTTTGGTCTGAAATGAGGTGATCTGCGATTGGCCGCAAAGGTAAGTATGAGCAGTGGTTAGAGCCGGAAGGGTTGACGCTGCTTCGTGGATGGGCTAGAGACGGCCTGACGCAGGAACAGATAGCTCAGAACATTGGAATACACCGCGATACCCTGAATGAATGGAAAAGCCGATTTCCCGACATTTCCGACGCTTTAAAAGTAGGGCGGGAAAACGCTGATTACATTGTGGAAAATGAGCTGTTCGAGAGCTGCAAGACACGCACCGTGACCGTAAAAAAGCCCATCAAGCTGAAAAAGGTCATGGTGGATGGAAAAAAGCGGCTTGAAGAAGAACGCATTGAGTATGCGGAGGAACAGGTTGTTGTGCCTGCAAACGTCACGGCCCAGATTTTTTATTTGAAAAACCGGAAGCCAGACAAGTGGAAGGACAAACCGCAGGAGAACACGACCGAAGCCCAGAATAACGACATGCATACGCTTGCAGATCTGCTGCAGCGGCCCGTGCCTGACCGCGATATCAAGGATTTTGAGACATGAACATCCCTGCACCTTTTTCACAAAACCAGATGCGTTTCTTCTGGAACTGCTTTGACCACTGGTTTAACGTTGCAGAGGGCGGTAAACGTGGTGGTAAGAACGTGCTTATCACGATGGCGTATTGCACCATTCTTGAAAAGCATCCGAGCCGCATCCACTTGATCGCGGGCGTATCCACTGCAACGGCCCGGCTGAACATTCTGGACTGTGACGGCTTCGGCCTGAAAAACTATTTTGAGGGCCGCTGCCGTGAGGGCACCTACCAGAACCGCGACTGTCTGTACATCCAGACTGCCACCGGCGAAAAGGTGGTGCTGGTGTCTGGTGGCGGCAAAGCCGGTGACGAAAAGCTCATCAAAGGCAACACCTACGGCACCGCGTACATCACCGAAGCCAATGAATGCAGCGAAACTTTCATCAAGGAAGTATTCGACCGTACCCTGTCCAGCCCGGACAGAAAGGTATTTCACGACCTGAATCCCAAGGCAGAGGGTCACTGGTACTATGAAAATATCCTGAATCTGCACGAAAAGAAGCAGAACGAGAACCCAGAATACGGCTTCAACTATGGGCATTTCACAATTGCCGATAACATGAGCATTTCGGACGACCAGCTCCGGGCTGTGCTTGCAACCTACGACCGCAGCACGGTCTGGTATGCCCGTGACATCCTTGGAAAAAGGAAAGCTGCCGAGGGCCTTGTATACCCTTTCTTCTCCGCCGGGCAGGACACCTACCTCTTTCACGGTGATGCTTCCCACATCGATGGGCAGTTTTACGTGTCCATCGACTACGGCACGCACAACCCCTGCAGCATGGGCCTGTGGGTCATTCATGATGGCAAGGCACTGCGCATCAAGGAAAGCTATTTTGACAGCCGTGCCGAGCGTGTGCAGCGCACGGACGAAGAGCACTATGCCGAGCTGGAACGCCTGACCAAGGGCTATTACATTCAGGCAGTGGTGGTTGACCCGTCCGCTGCTTCCTTCATCGAGACCATCCGGCGGCACGGCAAGTATCTGGTGATCCCTGCAGACAACGACGTGCTGAACGGCATCCGCTGCGTGGCATCCCTGATGCAGGCCGGGCTTGTGACTATCCACGAAAGCTGCACGGCATCCCGCCGGGAGTTTGGCCTGTACTCTTGGGACGACAAGGCGAAGGAAGATCGTGTCGTCAAGGAGAACGACCACGCCATGGACGACATTCGCTATTTCTGCTATACGATACTGGCCCCGCTGATCCGCTGGGCAGACTGGAGACGAAAATAATGTTTGATAGACTGCTTTTCTGGCTGCGGGAGAAAGCGCGGCTGCTGTTCGGTGAAAATACCACCGTCAGCGCCAGCGTGTCCTACAGCATGGAGAATGCGATCATCCTGTGGGCGCAGATGTACGATACCGGCGGGCCGTGGTGCCACGGCGGCAAGAACGCCCTGCACAGCCTGAAGCTGGCCCAGAGTGTTGCATCGGAGCTGGCCCGTCTGACCACGCTGGAAATGGAATGCATTGTTTCCGGCAGTGCCCGCGCCGACAGCATCAGCACCATGCTGCAGCCTTTCATTGCAGATCTGCGCACCCCGGTGGAATACGGCTGTGCGCTGGGCGGCATCCTGTTCCGGCCTTTCCTCGATGCACAGGGCTGCATCCAGATCGATGCTGTGCAGGGTGACTGCTTCTGCCCTACCCGCTTTGATAGCTCTGGCCGCATGACCGGGGCTATTTTTTATGACCATCTGGTGCGCGGCAACCGCATTTATACCCGTCTGGAAGATCACGAGTTTTCCGGCAGCACGCACAGCATCACGGTCAAGGCGTTCCGTTCCATGACCAGTGCAGACCTCGGCATTGAAGTCCCGCTGACCGATGTGCCGGAATGGTCCGCGATCTCCCCGCACACTGAGTTTTCCGGTGTAGACCGTCCGCTTTGGGGCTATTTCAGAGTGTCCAGCGGAAATTCCACTGATCGGCACTCCCCGCTGGGCGTGAGCGTCTATGCCGCTGCTGTTGACACCATCCATGATGCCGATGAACAGTATGGGCGGCTGTTGTGGGAGTATGACGGCGGGCAGCTGGCCCTTGACGTTGACCAGACCGCCCTGCGGCCCGACATCAACGGCGAGAGAGTTATGCCGCAGCGTGAGCAGCGCCTTTACCGCAACTGGTTGAACGGCAGCTCCGGGGCCAATGGCCGGAACCTTTACGAGGTGTTTGCCCCTGCCCTGCGCGATGAAAGTTATCGTCGGGGGATGGATACCATGCTCAAGCGGGTGGAGTTCCAGTGCGGCCTTGCCTACGGCACCCTGTCCGACCCGCAGAACGTGGACAAGACTGCCGAGGAGATCAGGAGCAGCAAGCAGCGCAGCTACACTACCGTCAAGGATCTGCAGCGGGCGCTGGGCAATGCGCTGACCGATCTGGTATACTCCATCAGCAAGCTGCTGGATGCCCAGTGGAACAGCGGCGCAGCCGTTTCCCCGCCGGGCGACTGCAACGTGACCTTTGACTTTGACGACAGCATCATCTCTGACCCCAAGGAGCGCAAGCAGATGTACTGGGGCTACGTTACCGCAGGCAAGTTCCCCTTCTGGCGGTATCTGGTGGAGTTTGAGGGCTACAGCGAGGACGATGCCAAGGCCATTGCCGCCGAAGCGGATGCTGAGAACCGCAGCCCTGAAGCCCTCACCTTCGGGGGTGCCTGATGCTGCCGCCGTCTTACCTCGACCAGATGCCGGACGCCTTTGTGCAGCTCTGGCAGCAGGTGGAGGACGAGATCCTGCAGGACGTGGCCCGGCGCATCGGCAAGATGGACGCCGTGACCCCCACCGCAAACTGGCAGCTGTGGCGCTACCAGCAGACCGAGGCGCTGCGCAACGACGTGGTGAAGCTGCTGGCGAAGTACACCGGCAAGAGCGAGGCCGCAATCCGCAGGCTGCTTTTGCAGGCAGCCACCGAAGCCATGGAGCGGGAGGACGCGATCTATTACCACTACGACATGGAGCCGTCCCCTTTTGAAGAGAGCGCCGCCCTGAACAACCTGCTGGATGCCGGCGCGCGGCAGACCTGCGGCACATGGCAGAATCTGACCGCCACCACGGCAAACACCGTCACAGGGGTCTTTGAGCGCACGCTGGACGCTGCATGGCTCAAAGTGAGCACAGGTGCCTTCGACTACAAAACCGCCGTCAAACAGGCTGTGGACAGCCTTGCAGACGACATGCCCATGGTCACCTATCCCAGCGGCCACACCGACAGCATCGAGGTGGCCGCACGGCGTGCCATCCTGACTGGCGTGAACCAGACAGCTGGCAAGCTGCAGGTGGCCCGCATGGACGAAATGGGCTGCGAATTTGTGGAGACGACCGCCCATGGCGGCGCGCGTCCTTCTCATGCAGAGTGGCAGGGACGGCGCTTTCACCGGGGCGGCGCGGTGGACTACAAGGGCAGGCACTACCCGGACTTTGAAGCCGCCACCGGCTATGGTACCGGCGCAGGCCTTTGCGGCTGGAACTGCCGCCACACCTTTTTCGCGGTGTTCCCGGAGCTGGGCGACCCGCCCGCGTGGACGCGTGAGCAGCTGGAAACCCTGAACGCCCGGAACATCGAGTGGAACGGCAAAAAGTACACCGCTTACGAGATATCCCAAATGCAGCGTGCCCGGGAGCGGAACGTCCGCCGCTGGAAAAAGCGGTATCTGGCCGAGGATGCTGCCGGGCTGGACCCTACCGACAGCGCTGTGCGCCTGAAAGCGGCCCGCCAGAGCCTTGCAGAGTTTGCACAGGCCACGGGTGACCGTGTGGACAGCGCCCGTGTCAGCGTGCCCAAGTTCGGCAGGAGCGAAGCCGGCAGGGCAAGCGCACAGGCGCGAAAGGCAGAGCTTCCTGAGGCTAAAAGTACACGAGGAAGCGGCGGCGCATCTGGACAGAATGGAAAAACCGTGCGTAAAGTTTTGGGAAAGGTCGATACGACCAACACGAAACAGGTTGACGCGCTTAAAAATTCGTTCTGTTCTGGCTATGCAAAATCTGACGTTGAGCATATGATGGTCATTACAAAAGATGGCGAAGTACATTATATGACCGACAACAATCCCAGAGGGGTTGACTGTTCGTATCTGGGTGGTAAACTGGAAGGTAGTTACAACATTCACACCCATCCACCGAAAACCACGCAATATTCTTTTAGCACAGACGCAGATATCCCCGGCGCATTCGCTGACGGTACTGCTGTCATGGAAGCGGTTGACTACAAATACCGCTATCGTTTTGTTGTACCTGAAAATATCACGTTTGAGCAGTGGGAAGCCGTGTGTGAGGAAGTTCGTGAGGAGCGAAATGCCGTAATGGAAAGCAGAGGGTATGGCTTCGATGATTATGAAGAAAATATCCAGCATGTCATTATTGACGAAACATGCCGCAGACTTGGCTTGAAGTGTTATCACAGGGAGAAGCGAACATGATTTATACTCTGGAACAGATTGACCAGCTCACAAAGGAAAGCGTCCGGCGTGAAAATGCGCTCATTGCTGAATATCGGCGTACACATACAGTCCCCGGCAGAGGGGTTATTTCTACTCCCGAAATTGATGCCGAGCGTGCAGAGCAAAAGCGTCTGTATGGGGAATACCTCAAAGCTCTTGCCAATAAGGATTAACCACCATCCACCCGGACGGTGGTTTTCTTTTGCCAATTTTTAAAAGCTCTTGACTTTTGTGTAACCAAAAGTTATAATATTTACGGTGACACAAAAGTGAGGTGATATAATGTCGCCTAGAACTGGACGACCAACAACCGAGCCTAAAACACATGAAACACGAATTCGTATGTCCGACGTTGATGTTCAGATGCTAGAAATCTGTTGCAAAGAAACCGGAATGACTAAAGCGGACGTGATTCGTCAAGGTATAAAGCTTGTGTACGAAGGTCTGAAAAAAGAATAACGCCTTGCCCGGCGACTGGAAATCTTGGGCAAAGCGTTATAAGACACCAGAGGAATTACCATCTGGTAAATCTATTATACCATTCGGTAATACCTCTTACAAGAGAAAAAAAGAGGTTTTTATCATGACAAAAGCAGAATCCGCACTCCACATGATCGAAAAAGAGCGTGAGCAAAACAATAACAATCGTCTGTTTGCGCGTGAAATCAATGCTGTCTATGAGCAGCATCCTTCCGATGCCTATGCATTCGGCATCGATATGTTCCTGCTGGGCATTGCCAAAGGCCGCCGCATGGAGAAGGCCGCACGGAAAGGTGGTGCCCGTTGATGGGAAAGTTTGTTGATTTAACTGGTCAGCGGTTCGGAAGGCTCGTTGTTAAGGAGCGTGCAGAAAATGATAAGACTCATCACACACGATGGGTTTGTGTTTGTGACTGTGGCAATTATGTGACGGTATCACAAGCGAATCTATCTTCCGGGAACACTCAAAGCTGTGGATGCTTTCGCAAAGAAAACTCTCAGAGAAACGGAAGCAAGTCTAATTTACACCACGGACAGCATGGAACGCGGATATACCGGATTTGGGCCAATATGCTCTCCCGATGCAGGAATCCAAAAGTTCGCTCATATAAAGACTATGGTGACAGAGGAATTAAAGTTTGTGATGAATGGCTGATTTTTGAAAATTTTTACAAGTGGGCCATTCAATCTGGCTACAAAGAAAATCTGACGATTGACAGAATCGATGTGGATGGAGATTATTCTCCATCAAATTGTAGATGGGCAACTACAAAAGAACAAGCAAGAAACAAGAGGACTTCAAGAATTATCACCTATAATGGAAACGAAAAGGTTCTGCAAGACTGGGCTCATGAATACAGCATAAATCCTTCCACCCTAAGAGCAAGAATTGAGAGCGGGTGGAATATAGAAGATGCTCTTAGGAAGCCCATAAAATAATGATTAGAAGAAGCTCACGGTGTGGGCTTCTTCTTTTTATCTTCATTTACATCTATGCCGTTTTAGCTCATGTTGGCAGAGCACCGGACTTTTAATCCGGGGGTGGCGGGTTCAACTCCCGCAAGCGGCACCACAGCGGAAGGCGGCGCGTACCCCGTCTTGTCCCGTGCGGAATGAGAACCGCGATACTAAACAGAAGGGACCCATCCACCCCACAGACAAAAGAAAGGAGCACATCGCAAGTGAAACGCGAAGATGTGAGCAAGATCATTCCGGGTATCACCTCGGACCAGCTGGACAGCATCATGAACCTGCACGGCGCGGATATCACGGCCAAGGTGAACGAGATCACCACCCTCAAGGCCGAGAAAACCACCCTGACCGAACAGCTGTCCACTGCAAACAGCAAACTCGAGGGCTACGACCCGGAGTGGAAGGCCAAGGCCGAACAGGCCAAGACCGATGCTGCCGCGCAGGTAGCTGCCCTTGAAAAGGGCTACGCTCTGGAACGCAAGGCATCCGGCCTGAAATTTTCCAGCGAGAGCGCCCGCAAGGCATTTCTGACAGATGCAAAGGCCCAGAATTTTGCCATGAAGGACGGCGAGATTCTGGGCTTTGATGATTATGTCAAGGCTTTCAAAGAGAGTGATCCCAGCGCCATTCTGCCGGACGGCGGCATGGCACGTTTTTCCGCATCGGCGACCGGCGCACCCGGCCAGCCTGCAAACGCACATGAGGCCGCAAACGCTGCGTTCCGCGCAGCGTTCGGCCAGAAAGGTTGATTCTTATGGCTATTGATGCAATCGCCCGCAATAAGGCTGAGGCCCTGATCCGGGAGCAGCTGGTGAACACCATCCAGCAGGACGTGCCCAAAAGCTCCACCGTCATGCAGCTTGGCACCCGCCTTGCCAATATGACCTCTAACCAGACCAAGATCCCCGTGCTGTCCATGCTGCCGCTGGCTTACTGGGTCAACGGTGACACCGGCATGAAAAAGACCAGCAAGCAGGAATGGGACAACGTGTATATGACCGCTGCAGAGCTGGCCGTCATTGTGCCTGTGCCTGAAGCTGTGCTGGCAGATTCCAGCTTTGACATCATGGGCGAGGTACAGCCCCGCGTCCGGGAAGCTATGGGCGCAAAGATCGACAACGCCATCCTGTTCGGCGGCGAGCGCCCCACCGAGTGGAAGACCGATGTTCTTACCCTTGCGGCCAAGAACAAAGTCACCGGCCCCATCGACTACGCAAAGCTGCTGGGCAAGGACGGTCTGTTCTCCAAGGTGGAGGCTGGCGGCTTCGGCGTGGATGCCGTAGTGGGCGACCTGACCGCCAAGGCAGAGCTGCGCGGCCTTGTGGATACCACGGGCCGTCCCCTGTTCCGTTCCGATATGCAGGGTGCCACCACCTACGCGCTGGACGGCGCACCGATGTACTTCCCGGATAACGGCGGCTTTGATGCTTCTAAGGCACAGCTGATCGCAGGCAACTTCAAGAAGCTGGTGTACTCCATCCGTCAGGATGTCACCGTGAAGCTGCTGGATCAGGGCGTTATTCAGGATCCTTCCACCAAGGAGATCGTTTACAACCTCGCCCAGCAGGATATGGTGGCCCTGCGTGTGGTCATGCGCATGGGCTGGGCACTGCCGAACCCTGCCACCCGCATGAACGCCGACCGCTCCAAAGTCCCGTTTGCATTCCTGACCGCCGCTGCCGTCGCAGCATAAGGAGGCACCATGCTCTACTGCACCTATGACCAGTACACGGCGGCGGGCGGCATGGTGCCAGAAACGGCGTTCGGTGTGCTGTGCAGCCGTGCTTCCCGCATGATCGATGCCGCCACCTTTGGTCGGGCGGAGAGCCACGCTGCCGGGTGCGAGGCCTGCCGGGAAGCGCTGGCAGATGCCTGCTGCCAGATCATCGGACTGTTGGCCGCTGCGTCTGCGGCGGGGGCTGTGCCGGGCGCTGCAAGCGGCTTCAACGACGGCCACACGGGCATTGCGCCAAAGGGTGACGCTGTAGCGGTCGTGGGAGCCGCTTGCGGCCCCCGGCACAGCCCCCGCCGCAGACGCA